ATCTACTTCTTCTCTAACTTTTAAATAGTTTAATTCGTACTTACCATTAACTTGTCTTTCAAAGTTCCAATCTAAAACATTTTCAGGAGTAACGATTGATAAGTATGGTCTAATATCTTGATCTAATTCTTCTGCTCTAGTGTTTGTAGTTACATTAGGTTTATCTAACATCATAAAACAATGACCATAAATAGAGGCATAGTTTTGTGCTTGTTTAATTACTGAGTTTAAATTGTTACCCTCAAGGTCAGCATCTTTTAAGAATGATTCTAAACTAGGTTCGTCTTGCATATCTCCAAAATCTCTACTTGGTCTAACTCTAAATAAAAATGATGAATAAATTTGTATGATGTTTTTACAATGGTTATCACAAGGAGTGTTAGCTAATCTTTGGTTAAATTCGTTATCTAATTCTAGGTTGTATCTATTTAAGTATTGACCAACCATATAGTCATAACCACCATTATATGATCTAATGTAATACTCCCAATTATTAATAGTTTCTGAATAGTCTTTGTGAGTGTCTAATGCTTGATCTCTTGTGTATGCCATACTATTTTATTGCCCATCTTGTTGGTCGAGAAAACTGTGCCTGTGTAGTAAGAGGTTTTAAAAAATCTACCATGTAGCCTATTGCGTCATTCATGTGATCAAAGCCATCTTCCTTATCAGGAATATTAGTGTTCTCCTTGTATATTTGTCTTTGTAATCCTTTTACAATAGTTTTGCAAGTTTTGGAAACAAAAATATGCCTATTGCCATTAGAATCTTTGAGTTTGCTATTAACAGCGTTAATCCTATCACGAACAGCTGGGTGTTTAATTTTACATTTAACTTTAAATCCAGCGTTTTGTAATATGCTTAAATCAGTCCTACCACCAGCAGATGTTTTTCTTTGACGAGAAGCTGGGTCTGGGTAAATAAAAATAGGTATCTTTGTTCCGTATCTGTTTCTTATTTCTTCTACCATTTCATCAGTATTACTTGAATAAATTATAACCTCATCTAAAAAAAATATTTTATCTTTTTCTATTTGTCCAACACAAGCACTCATTGGGTCAACATTAAAGTCCATGCCAATATGTAATGGCTTTGTCCAATCTATTTGTTTATCCACTACACTTTCTACAGGGTGAAAATTATAATAAACACTTCCAGCATAGTTCTCAAATGTACCCTCAAACTCTTGTCTAAAAGTTCTAATATCAATATCTTGTTTAGCTTGTTCTATTTCAGCTTCTGATACCATACCACCTTGCAAGGTAGTAAATTGAAAACTATCCCATTCCTTGTCGCCCTCTTGCCCTTTAAGGTACATTCTATAAGACCAGTTACCATATCCCTTTGGAGAACCACACATCAATACATCTCCCTCGGTATCAGATACAGACGCTCTTAATACCTCTGTCCAAGCTTTTTCTTCAATATCAGCAAATTCGTCTAGTATTAAAAAATCTAACCCTACTCCCCTCAAGCTATCATAATTATCACAACCCTTTAATGATATTTTACTGCCTGTTTTTTTAATAGTAATAGTCATATTGGATTCGTTAATGTTTTCTATCCAATTAAATTGAGAAAGCATATCTTTAAGGTTTGACCATACAATCTCTTTAGCCATTTTAAAAGTAGGTGCTACATACCAGATTTTTTTATTTATCTGAGTAGCATATTTCATCATTTCAGTAATACATAAATATGTTTTACCAAATCTACGACCAGATACTAATACTCTAAATCTTTTATTGCTTGATGAAACTTTATGCTGGGGTTTTGTTAGAGTTATGTTCATTACAAAAGTAAGAAATATATAATTTTTCTTTGTTAAATCTTTCTGAATAATTTTCTGTAGTTATTATAGTAATCTCAGCACCACCCTTAACACAATCTGTCCATGTTGCAAAATCTTTTTGAACTACTACAGGGTTATGGCAATACCCTGTGATTGCAGAGCATAGAGAGAATACCAAAATAAATTTCATTGTTTAGACACTATCTTTTTAATAGACTTACTGCCATCAATATTTTCTTCTAATTCAGCTTGTACTTTACCACACTTGTATTCAATATTACTGTTAGCACCTCTCTCGGCTTCTCTTTTACCTTTTAAGCAATCACTCATTTTATCTTGGATTCTATGTTCTTGTAACTCTCCAGCCACAAACATACAAAGTGCAACAACTGTACTAATGACTGTTTCCATTTGCAAAATCCCTTTGTTTATCTTTTAACTTCTCTACATCTTTTTGAAGCTTTTCAACCTGATCTTTTAGAAACTCAATATTAACCTTATTGGTCATGTTTTGTTCTTGTGTAGTTTCTAGCTTTTCAGTTGTTTTATACAAATCTTCAATAAGCATAAATTGTTCTTGGTCTATGGGTTTCTGCGTACTCGCCTCTAATAAGTCTTGTTCAAATAATTGGTTCTTAGTTTCTAGGTTGTTAACTCTTTCAATCACACCAAAGTAAGCCCAAACACCTAAAGCTACTGTTCCTATAATAGCTATTAGATTTCTTAGTGGTAATGCTACAGATGTATTGTCAGATATTTTCATAATGGTTTTACACACAAGGCAAGAAATACAAAACCTAAAATTAACATTCCTGTAAAGTAATAGTTCATAGTCCTACCCATAATTATTTCTTTTTTTTCTTTTTAAATTTACTTTCTATCCATGTTAAGCAGTCATCTATTAGACCGAAGAATTTATAAAAAAATTTATCCATTATATTTTAAATCCTTTTTGCCATGCTCTTATACTCCAATATGCTGGAGAAAGTGTTTTTTGTCCTCTTACCTTTTTAAGAACTCCACCCATACGAGCCATAAATGATCTTTTTCTTGCTGGGATATGTTTTTTAATTGACATAGTTTTTGAGCCAAAATTAACTTTTTTAACTCTGCCAGAACTGTTGTCTTTTACGAATACCTTAAACTTCTTAACATCCCCACGCATAGGTTTGTTTAGTTTTACTGTTCTTCCTTTAAATTTAGCCATGAGGCATAAATATCATACAACTTATAAAATTTATAGTTTTATCTTTTAAAATGTCGCTTTCGCCAATCATGGCAAACATAAGTATCTTTTACACCCTTAGCACCCCATTTTCCACAAAACGACCATTTATTACTATATAGCCCACAATCGCCACAGCTGTTACCATGTAAAGCTTTAGTAAATGATTGAGGCAAACTATAATCTATTATCTCTCCTGTCGGGTAGAAGTTGCTTCTCTTATTTTCCTTGTCCACGATACTTCGCTTTCTGTTGTCTGCGTTTATGTTTATTCATAGTTGATGTTATTTTTCTTCTGCCAATAGATGTACCTTTTTCTGTTTTAGTGTACTCAATAACTGCACCAAATACATTACCCTTTTTTTTTGACATCTTCTATTTCATCTGGTTTAGCATTAATAATTAATGGCAAGGGTTCGTTGTACGTTGTTTGTTCTATTTTATCTTTTTGATCTAAATGTTGTTTTCCTAACCATATCTGCATAACTACATTCCCAGATAATGCTTTCTCAAATTGTGCACGCCTTAAACTTATTCTGCCCATCTCACGACCCTTTTTTATAAGGTGGACATAATTCCTTTGTAAAGTCTTTGTAGATACTCCAGAAAACTCTGCAATCTCATCATAAGTGCAGTGTAATTGAGCTAATTTTTTAATAGCCTCTTCATCTACTTTTTTCATTGGTCTTGCCATTTTGTCCTTTTTACTTAAATTTTTTAATTATTGCAACTAACATTGAAACTAGCTTACTCATATCTTCCAAATTGTCATTGTTATATGTTTGTATTTTTAAATTAGGATTTTTTAAAATGTTGTTAATCTTTGTATTTCTACTCTTTAAAAATTTTTCTGTTTGTTTATCTTTTCGTTGTTTATGTCTTTTTTCAATATTTTCATTTGTTGTTTTAAGTATAATTGCATTTAATTTATATTTTTTATTAACATATTCCAATATATCATTAGTAAATAGCCTATCCCCCTCAAAAACAATATTATATTTATTTAAATCAATTAATTTTTTAAAATCAGCTTGTGCTGACATAGAAAGTAAATCAGTTCCTTTAAATTTTTTAAATGTATTATAAATTCCTACTATCAGTAGGTTGTATTCTTTTAAATAATGTCCTCTAATCAAACCAGATTTAAAATTTGTATTTACATCTAAATCTTTATAGATTGTGTTTATTAATGTGCTTTTACCACTAGCTGGGATACCACCAATGGCTATACAACTACAGGTCATTATCTTTTAATATTTTAGCTACTTTAATTTTTTCTTCTTCATTAAACTTAGTTTTTAAACCTTTTTTAGCCCTTTCAAGTTCATATTTATGATCCCCACAATAAATCATATTTTCTCTATAGTAACAAACAACGCTTATTCTTTCCGAATATCCTTTTCTTTTAAGTTCTGTATTACCATGTAACTCGTGAACATCAAATAATGCTACATCACTATCAGATAAATCAATGCCTATACCATATTTTGGAATAACTGTGTAACCACCTGTATAATTACCTAGTTTTAAAACACCTAAATTTCCAAAACCTTTATTGTAATCTCCAGCATCATAATGACAAGCAGTTCTATAATTTTTATTAACTGTTACTGTAGTAAATGCAGTGTTTTTAATAATAAAATCTTGACTAGTTAAATCAGCTAATTTTTTTTGAAGTTGATAATGGGTAGGTGCGTATGTTTCATAAATTTTATTTACACCAGAAATATATGGTAATGTTTGTTTATAAGCTTCTAAATTTTTTTGTGCAAACGCTGATGTTCTGCAATATGGAATCCTTGGGTATCTATCATTAAAACCAATTGTGCTACTAAGAACATTTAATCCATAACTTGTTTTTGAAAGTTTTCCATTGGGTAATAATGGATACCATCTATTTTTAGAAACTTTTCCAATAGTTCTCGTTGCAATTTTATCGCCTACTTTGTAAATATCAGAAACATTGCCAGAAGCCATACCTCTATTGTTTGAACCACCACTTATAGCTTTTCTAAATGCTAAACGACTAGAATCAACAATATCTTGTGGTATAGCTTTTTTTTTAAATACTAAAACTAATTTTCCTTGTTCATTTTTAACAATAGTATCTTCTCTAATTATTGGGTGTTTAATATAGCTTTCATTAATAAATTTACCCTCTAAGGATTTAATTTGTTCTTTACTTAAAACTTCTTTAACAGTTATCTGCTTCATTTAAGACTGCTTTAATTACTGAATCACTTATATTTTCAAGTTTGTATTTTTTTTGTATTTTTTCAACTGCTGTTTTAAATTTAATTTCATCTTCTGGGTTAAAAAATAATTGCACCATTTTAACATCATTAATACTACCATCAAAAGATGTATCAATATTTGTTTCTATTATTTTTTCATCTTTAAAAAAATATTGATCTAGTTCTTCTGCGTCAAACCCTGTTAAATCTAAATCAAATTCTTCATTACTTAAAACACTTAATTCTTCTTTTAGTAATTTGTTTTCCCATTTACTTTGTTCGCCAGATCTATTATCCATAATACGATAAGCAATAGCTTTATTTTTAGGAAATTCTTTTTTAATAATAAAAGCTTTTTCTTTTCCAAGTTGTTTTAAAGCTTTCCAACGAGTGTGACCAACGACAATTATATTGTTTTGATCAACTACTATAGGTTGATTATTTCCAAATTCTTTTATAGAATTAGCAACCTTTTCAATAGCTTCATTTGATATTTCTCTAGGATTATTTTTGTATGGTTTAATTTCGTTAATATTAATTTCTTGTACTTCCATTATTTATCCTTTTATCAGTTTAGTTAAAATATTCCAAAGATGTGGGTTTTGTTTAAATATTTTTGCATAGCCATCTCCTACTGCTTGTGCAATTGGTTCTTCGCCCCTATCATTAACATTAATTCCAGCATAAAAAATAATTATATGAAATAACTCGTGCAT